CTTTAAATACGATGATCAAAGGATTTGGTTGGGTTAGCCGTGTGTCCATTGATCTGTAGACTTTGTCTACCCAATCGAGTGGAATCTCGTATCATAATTCTATGCTAGTAGTATTATGGGGGGGCAGATCCCTAGTTCTACAAAGGAGGCGCATTTCCCATGAATGCGAAGAATGGTGGTTCCATTAAACCGAGGAATGCTACTCATTTGTCAGATTGGCTAATTGGAAGGATGACAAATACCGAAAACCTCGACAAAAGCCTATCGGTAGGGTCAAAGAAGCGTCTTTCTAACTATAGAACCAATCTTTCAATAAGTAGGGGGGTGAATCACCCAGGTTTCGATGATAAAGTTGTCGACGTAATCAAGGAATATTCTAAGATTAACGTTGATGATGAGATTAACTATCTAAATCATTTGAAGGATTCAGATGGTTATTCATTTTCTAGAAACCTCAAGATTTATTCCAAGATAGATGAAAGTATGAGGCTATTTAATGCTCCAGACTATACATCTTTTCGTTGGAATAGGAATTACCAGGGCGCTGTTAAAAAGATGAAGGAGGAGTTCTCTCAATTTCATCTTACTCCTTTAGTCTATACCTGTGACGAGGATATTAGACTTGCCTTGCCAAAGGAGAACACCCACAGCGGCTTCTACTACATTTTGAGTGGTAAGAGGAGTAAGGGTGAGAATATACAAGGCATCTTTGACAAGTTTCAAACCAAGGTATCTCAAGCTCTTGAGGAAGGAAGTTTCAACACTCCAATTATGATTGCCTTCAGAACTCAAGCATCAGGAGAGTATGATGATAATGGAAGGAGGACGGGCAAGTGTAAGCATAAAGTCAGAGTGGTATCAATGATTGACTTATTGTGGGTCATTGCTGAGTTTATGTTTATGAAACCCTTGCAGTCTAAATTGTCGACATCTGAATTTTATGCTGGTGGAAAGAGGGACGAGGAAATCAGCACCTACCTTATTAATTGGCGAAGGAAATATTCTAAGTTTATTTCTTTAGACTATTCTTCTTTTGACCAATCGATAAGTGGTTGGTTGCTTCGTGATGCATATGATATTATATCATGTGCTTTCGACATGACGGATGAACAACGACGTCTTTGGGACGTGTTAGTAAATTCCGCTGTTGATAAAGAATTTTTGTTGAGTGAAGGAAACCTTTGGTCTCATCGTGGAATGCCTTCAGGGCTCCCATCAACACAAATTGGCGATACCGTTGTGAATAGGTTAATCGCTTTAACCTATTTTAATTCAATAGGTGAGTCATTTGAGATGATGGCGATGGGTGATGATAACATCATTTACACCAATGGGAATGTTCATCTTGTAGACTTCGCTTCTTATGTCCGGAAGAATTTCGGAATGGAGGTTAAAACAGATGATAAGTCCTGTGAGGGTGTTTCAAGTGATGACCCTAAGTTCCTTTCTAGATATTGGACCATAGGCGGTACTTGGAGACATCCTAATCTATTGTTAAGTAGATTGGCCTTTCCTGAGAGATTTCGAGACTATACTAGGGATGAAGTCACCCCCGAGCTTGTAGTTTGGGGTTATATCCTAGCGTACCCTAGAGGTATGTCTCAATTGATTGATGTTAGTAGGTTCTCCTCTGAGCATCCATTGGTTAGATTGAGTGTCTTGGATAGAGTGGATAGTCGATATATTCCAGGCGTACTAGCATACGTGAAGGAATATTTGAAAGATAACTAGCATAACTTGAGGGTTAGCGATTCTTTCCTGTAATAT